GGGTGGGGCTACTGTTGCGGTATTTCAGATAAACGTGAGCCTAGATGTTTTCGGAGCTGGTTCTGGTTGGGGAGCCGGAACATGGGGTAGTGGTACTTGGGGATCAACTAGTGCACTTTCAGCGTCTAATCAATTAAGACTTTGGTCAATAGATAATTTCGGAGAAGATTTAGTTGCTTGTCCTAGGGCCGGGGGTATTTATTATTGGGATAAAACTACTACTTTAAATAACCCTGCAGTAGCGATTAGTTCTTTATCTGGGTCAAATTTAGCTCCAACCGTTGGACTTCAAGTTTTAATTTCTGACGTAGACCGTCACGTTATTATACTAGGTGCAGACCCTATTTCTGACACAGGTCGAACTTCTGTTATTGACCCTTTGTTAGTTGCTTTTTCTGATCAAGAAAATATTCTTGACTGGGAACCTAAAGCTACGAATACTGCGGGATCTTTACGCTGTTCTGCTGGGTCCGAAATTATCGGAGGTTTGCGAGCTAGACAAGAGACATTAATTTGGACAGACGCCGCGTTATATAGTCTACAGTTTATTGGACCACCCTTAACTTTCGGACTTAATTTAGTTAACGAAGGTGTGAGTTTAATCGGGCCTAATGCCTGTATTAATACTCCTGCTGGAATTTTTTGGATGGACCGTAAAGGTTTTTATAACTACTCTGGGGGTGTTCAAGTAGTTCCGTGTTTAGTCCACGATTATGTTTTTAATGATTTAAACGAGTTTCAATCTTACCAATGTTTCGCCACCTTGAATAAAGAGTTTAACGAAGTAGGTTGGTTTTATTGTAGTGGGACAGAGACAGTTATCGACAGATACGTTACCTATAACTATGTTGACCAAACTTGGGCAATTGGACAACTTTCTCGAACAGCTTGGATGGATGAGGGAATTTTCGATAACCCTATAGCGGCGGGTAAAGATAACGGGTATTCTTATTTGTATAACCATGAAGTAGGTAATGATGCAGATGGGCAACCTATGCAAAATGTCTACATACAGTCCGGAGATTTCGACTTAGGAGATGGTAACGATTTCCAGTTTATAAGAACATTTATTCCAGATGTTAAGTTTTATAACACAACAACTTCAACACCTAAATTAAACGTGGTTTTAAAAACTCGTAATTATCCCGGTCAAAGTTTAACTTCTGATCAAACTACTGCATTTGATAGTTCTACTACTAAAGTAGATATGCGAGCTAGGGGGAGGCAAGCGGTTGTTAGATTTGAATCTGACGATGACGGAACTACTGATGATCAGTTAGGGTTAGCGTTTAGAGTTGGAGCAACTAGACTTGATTTAGTAGCTAATGGTAAGCGGTAATGACAATTGGACGGTTATTGCAGGGACGATTGCCGTATTCCTACGTTGGTCCGTCTGTTCCTACTTCCGTCTACAACAGAGCTATTCGATTATTAGAGATTAATTTAAACGCATTTAACCCTGTTAATACGCCAGCGTTTACTTCGGCTAATAGAGATTTATTTCAGTTTACGTCAGGCGATGTGATTTGGAATTTAACAGAAAATGTTTTACAGATGTGGGATGGTTATAAATGGGTCAATATAACCACTCCAGAGCCTAACAAGGGGCTACAAGCTCAAGGCGAAATAGGGGCGGTACAAATAATTCTTGATGGTTCACTTACGGTAGAGGTTGGATAATGCCCAGAACAGCTGAAAATCCTATTAAAAAGACTACTAAGGGAAAAGGCGCTAATTACCGTCCGACCAGTAAAGGCGCTGGAATGACTGAAAAAGGCGTCAAAGAGTATCGAAAAAAGAATCCCGGTAGTAAACTAAAGACAGCCGTTACTGAAAAGAACCCCACAGGAAAACGAGCTGCACGAAAGAAATCGTATTGCGCGAGGTCAGAGGGACAGATGAAGAAGTTCCCTAAAGCAGCAAAAGACCCAGATTCGAGGCTAAGACAGGCTCGAAAACGATGGAAGTGCTAGGAAACTAATATGATTAATAGACCAAATATATCAGAACTAGTCACGTCTAAGTACGGTAGACCGTCTTCTAGTGTAGGTGTTAGCGGATTAGATAACCAAGAGGCTCGTAACGAGGCTTATCGCGCTTCTGTTGACGCACAGTTGAACCAGTCTCCTGAATATCGGGCAGAGGGCGGTGGGTTTGGTGGTTTTTTCTCGGGGGGCTATGATTATATAACTAATTTTGATCCTGAAGCTGCTAGTGGTGATGGGTTATTTCGTGATTTAGGTGAGGCGTTTAGTCCTACGACGATGAGACTTGCTGATAAATTAAAAGAACCCCCTACCCCTGAAACTCCTGCAATAGCTACACCGACCGCAGGTAATAGTGAAATTAAAACTACGCCAATGACTCCAACCGCCCCAACAGCTCCGACTGTCCCAACGACAGAAACAGGGGAAACTGCAAAGCGTCCGTTAAGTGAAAGTTTATTAATGGCGGTAAAGGAAACAATGCCTGAATTAATAAAATTTGGGACAAAAGCGGCAGTAAATAAAGCCTACGAATTTAACCCTACGACTTATGCAACATCTAGTCGATCTCGGCCTTCCCCTAAACGAACGGGAATCGGTATTAACCCGATCGCAGGAAGCGGTTTTAAGGACGGTGGGGCGCTTTTAGGTAGAGACCTATACTTAGGCGGCGGAGAAGTAACGGGGCCGGGAGGCCCTAAAGAAGACCTTGTGCCGATTTGGGCAAGTGACGATGAGTATGTTGTATCAGCAGACGCAGTAACCCGTTTAGGTGGCGGTGATCACGCTAAGGGTATTGCTTCATTAGACAGAATAAACTTCGGATAAGACCATGGCAGAAGAATCCACATATAGTTATCAATATCCCGCTGAAGGGATACTTAATATGCTCTATGGTACGAGCGGCGCTCCGGGATTTTTCCCGATGTTGCAATCGTATTATGGTAATCAGCTTGAAAATATGGGTGGGGCAGATTCTAGTCCCTACACCTATACCGGAGAGCGGATCGCTGGATTTGCTCCGCGAGAAGACTACGCGATGGATATGGCAGATTCGGCAGTGGGGCAATATCAGCCTTATTACGAACGTCAAAGACAACTAGCAGAACAAGGGATTAATGTCGCCCAACAAGGTTCTGAAGAAGCTGCTCGACTTTATCGGGACATGGGTGACGCACAATACGACCCTAGTTCCTATACAGCATACGAAGATCCGTATACTGACGCAGTTACTAATAAAATTATTGAAGATCTTTCTAAAAACACTGCAATGCAGTCTCAGGGGTTATCTGCTGGTCAGGTAAGCCAAGGGGCTTTTGGTGGTTCTCGGGGACGTATTTCTCAGGAAGAATTACAACGAACGATGACTGATCAAGCTGTCGGAGCTTTAGCCGGTGTTCGTTCTCAAGGTTATCAACAAGCACAGAACCAAGCTGGTAGTGAATTTGCTAGACAACAACAGGCTCGTGGACAACAGGCTGCGGGCATTTCTGGGTTAGCTTCTGGAATGGCTAATCAATACGGAGCGGCTGGTCAAACTTACGGCGGTTTAGCTTCTGCATTACCCGGAGCAGCTCGCGAAGATATTAATTTAATGATGGGTATCGGCGGGTTACAAAGAGGGATGAATCAAGCAGGTTTGGATCTCGATTATCAAAACTTTGTCGGTCAGTATAACCTTCCCGGACAAGTCTTCGGTCAATACGGAAACTTCCTCGGGAGCCTTGGGCCGTTGGCCGGTGGTGTTGGTTACTCTGGTGTTGGTGAACCACCTGCTTACGGTAATTACGGTACTGGTGGGTATAACCCATATATGCTTCCTTATGCTGGTACTGGTCAGACAGGTACTGGTCAGACAGGTACTGGTACAGGAAATAATACCCCTTACGACCCTAATGCTACCCCCGGTGGTCCCGCTTCTGATCCAAATGCTGCTAATGTTATGGCTTACGGCGGTCAAGTTCCTAAAATGCAGGAAGGGGGTGAAGTTCCTACTAAAACCGCCCAACGAATGACTAGTATTGCTGAAATGTTAAAAACATTACGGGAGAGTTAAATGGCCCTTCAATTTGCCCCTCCACCTACGTTCGGTCAGCCTCAGAGCCTAGTTCCTGATATTAAGGTTCAACCTGTTGGTCGACAAACGGTACCTATTCGTCAACTTTCTCAACGAGATCGACAACAAGAAAAAGACGAGACTAAGGATTATTTATTAGGTTTAATCCTTGGACAAGCGGCCCCTGTTATTGGGGATTTAGCGTTTAAGGGTGCTTCTAAAATTCCGGGTATTTCAGGGTTACTCGAGGATACTGTTCCAGAAGTTAAAGCGCCTACTCGTCAAAGTTTAGCTGCTCGGGCGGCG